CACAAGAAAGAATGAACTGCGAAGTGAATTTCGAAAAGCAAATGAAATCATCGGAAGAATTAAGAGCGATGAAACATTTACGAAATTTATGTCCGGTGAAAAGCAGAGAATTATGACATTTGAATTATTCGGAGTTCCTTGGAAGATGAAGATGGATAGTTATCTTCCAGGAATCTGTATTACAGATTTAAAGGTTGTTGCAAAATTTAAAAATCTTCCGCTTTGGAGATATGATCTGCAGGGAGCATTATATCAGAAAGGTGTGGAGATTGTAACTGGAGAGAAACTCCCGTTTTACCTTGCAGTTGCTACAAAGGAAAGAGTGATTGATATAGATATTTTTCAGATTCCGCAGGATACGCTCGATGTGGCACTTTCCGAAATGGAAATAACCATGGAACGTTTTTCGGAAATCAAAGAGGGGTATCGGGAGCCGGAATATTGCGGTGTATGCGATTACTGCAAAAGTATCAAAAAAGCAAAAATACGGAATTACAACGAACTTATGGAGGTTTAAACATTGAAACTGATAAAAATATTAAGTGACAAAATACAGATTAAATCAGACCGGTTTGAGTTTCGGGATATACGAATCAACAGCCTGATTGCAGTATCTGATGGAGACGTAGAACTGGTAACGGTTGTGACATCTCTGATGGAAACAGATACCGGTGATTCTATCGGAGAAGAGGATTTCATTTTTGAGAACGATGGAATCAAAGTGATAGAATGTTCCATCATTGGAAGTATTCGAAACGGTATCTTTCAAAAAGCAATTGACCGGTATCCAACAACGGATATTCAATCGAGAGAAATCACTTCCGAAGAATTCCGGAAGATGCTTTCAAAGTATGAAGGCGGTGGATTCTATATTGGAAACTATGTGCAGCATAATTGTCCTGCATTTGTGGACGGGAATAAGTTTTTCCAACGTCATTCCTGTATTGTCGGAAACACCGGTTCCGGAAAATCTGAGACAGTTGCAAAAATTTTAGAGGAGTCAGCGAAGCTTTCCGGAACGAACATTATTGTATTTGATATCCACGGAGAGTATGGAAAGTTATCTTATGCAAGAAACATTAAGATTGGAAAAGATTTTTCATTTCCTATATGGCTGTTTGGATTTTCTAATATGGTAACAAATATCTTAAAAATCCGGGAGGAGAGTTCTTCAGTAGTGATGTCAGCTCTTCGAAAATGCTATTACAGTATATGTTCAGACGGAAAAGAAAACAGGCCTGTTTATTTTGATTTTATGAATTTACTTGCGGAAATGGTGCGCTTGAATAATGAAGAAAAGCCGACTGGGGAAATTTATAAGACTGGAGATAAGGCAGGACTTGCTAAAACGGTAAAAGGGGACTTTAACGGAAAACTGACAGGTGTAATTAATACGATGCAGGATAAATTACTTGATAAGAGATATACATTCCTGTTTGGAGATCATAAGCAGAAGTATTTATTCGAGGTGGTTGAGCAGATCATGAAAAATGATAAGCCGATAAAAAATATTGACTTGTCAGAGATTCCGCACGATGTAGCCATTCCGGTTATTGGAGTTATTACAAAATTAGTTTATGACATTCAAAGAACGTTTGAAAGCGACAAGGTTTGTCCGGTAGTGCTTGTGTGTGATGAAGCACATGTATATATCCCGAACAACTTTCAGTTGTCTGCATCGGAGAAGCGAATGGTTGAAATATTTGAAGATATTGCAAAAGAAGGGCGTAAGTTCGGAATCACGTTATTCCCAGCAAGTCAAAGGCCATCGGAATTGAATAAGACAATCATGGCACAATGTGCAAACTTCATTGTATCGAAACTAAACAATGAGAACGATAAAACCATGGTCAAGGGAATGCTGCCGGATGGCAATGAAAACATTATCGACAGTACAACGACTTTTAGCCCTGGAGAGGTTCTGATCATCGGCGATGCAGTACCGATTCCGTTAAAAATTCAAGTAGAGTTGGCAAATGAGCGCCCACAATCAAGAACGATTGATTTTTGGGATAGATGGAGTGTAAATCCTACTGTTGATTTGAAACAGGGGATAGAGACATATATGGATTTATTATGGCATCTCCTTAAAAGGGATAAAATCATATATCACAAATGAAACTATAAAACTTGTTTCAATGCCTCCTACTGAACGTGGGAGACGAAAAGGAGAAATATGAAATCAGTCAGTTTTCACGTGCCAGGAAAACCACAAGGGAAGGCAAGAGCACGTACATTTTATAATCCGAATCTCGGCAGACATATGTCAGTAACACCAGATAATACGGTATTATACGAGAATCTGATTAAGACGATGTACATTCACGCTGCAAAAGGTTGTAAGTTCGAGAAAGGCGAACCGGTTACACTCTGCATCATTGCGAGATATATGCCGGCAAAGAGCACTTCTAAGAAAAAGCTGCAGCAGATGTTAGATGGAGAAATTCTTCCGCTTAAAAAGCCGGATATGGATAATATTGTAAAAGTAATTGCAGATGCCCTGAATAGCGTTGCCTATCAGGACGATTCGCAAGTTGTATTGGTAAAAGCAAAGAAAGTTTATTCTGCACTGGAAGGTGTAGATGTGACGATTGAGGAATATAGAAAAGGAGAGTAGGTGGTCCGTATGGGGCGTGGAGCTCCGAATAAACCGGGACTTACATATTATCCGAAGATGCTTGATTTCTACGAAGATGATAAAATCTTCGAACTACTGGACGAATACGGTCCACTCGGAGTGACAATTTATGATTGTATACTCTGCATAGTTTATAAAAATGGCTATTATGCCGAGATCCCTTTGGATAAGCTATCGAGAATGATCACAAGGATGATTGGGAACAAATGGATCAAAAATAAAAAGGCTGTCGTGCAAGTGGTGCACTTTTGCTCTGAGATAGGTCTCTTGGATGATGACCTCATGACGAAAAACATCATCACCTCTGTTGGAATTCAACGACGTTATTACGAGATAGCAGTAAAACGCATGAAAAGACAGCTCTATAGTGATAAGTATTGGCTCCTGGATAAAGAAAAGATGGAGGAGCCTGTATTAAAGTCACCCTTAAACGGAATTAGTTCGGAAGTTAATCGAATTAATTCGGAAGAAATTCGAGATACTTCGGAA